GTAGTATTCTCGCTACTAGGGGTAGCAAATCTATTAACGCAGTAGAAAATCAAGACATCAAGGAAATGTGGGACACATTTACTGGTGGATTACTAGACGAATATATATCATTCAGTAGAGTATACAATCGTATTCTTGAAAATGATGACTTGACGAAAGGCTTGTAGTGTGAGTGAAGCATTAGATAAGTTAAAGGGTGGCAGCACGGGTTCTACTGCTGGAAAAGTCTATGTTGGTCCAGGTAAAACAAAGACCATTACAATGAAAAAGACTGGACAAAAACTTACTATAGAATCTTCTACCGCATCTGTTGTCGACCTAAAGTCTAGTTATTATACTGACCCAGCGGTTGAGGCTAACTGGATTAAGACCTTACAGAAGTATGGTTACGGTACTGTTGACCCACTTAAGGCTGCAGCAATCTATGAGTTGGCAGTTGATGGTGCAGGTGATTGGTATCAGAAGTCTAAGGGTGCTCGTCAAATAACCCCTGAGCAGTACCTACAATGGTATGCTAAGAACCAGGGTGTTGGTGACGATAATAAGCCTAAGGTATCTGTGCAGAAGTATCTGTTTCAACCAGAAGAGATTCAATCTTTAATTGATGATACACTTAAAAGTGTTCTTGGACGCAAGGCTACGGACAGTGAGAACAAAGAATTCTATACTGCTATTCAGGACATGATTAATAAAGGAACAATTACCACAACCAAGAAGGTTGGCGGAAAGACTGTAACCGAGACAAAGCCTGGCTACACCAAGGAAAAGGCTCAAGCCTTAATCAAGAAGAGTGTAGAAGAAAAGGCTCCACAAGATTTAGCGGAGAAGCAAAGCCTTGACTTTGGCGACTTCCTATCAGGACTAGGAGGCTAAAGTGGCAGAGACAGCATACGGTATTACCGCTGATTTAATTAAACAGTTCCCAGAACTACAAAAGGTATTTGACCTATGGAAGGCTGGCAATACAACTGACGCAGAGTTAGAATACTATAAGACTAGTTACTATAGAAATCTTACTTCTAATGCGCAAACACGTCAAAAGAAAAAGGCTTCACAACCTGGCGTATATGCACAGGAACTTGAAGCATATAAGTTAGAGCAGAAGAAAAGACTTGCTGCGAAAGGTGTAGTTGTAGATGATGCTACCCTGGAGAATGCATATCTTAAAGGACTTAGCGATACACAACTAGACCTTAATGCTCTTATTGCCGCCAAGGGTAAACCAATTGGTGGTTCTACTCTGGGTAGTGTTCAGAGTCTTAAAGAGTATGCCGATGCTTTTGGTATGTCATATTCACAAAGAAGTTTAGATGCATGGTCTCAAGGTATCTTTGCTGGCACTACAACAACCGAAGATATTCAAGCATTAATTCGTAGAGATTCTGCTAGTGCATTTCCTGGTTATGCTGACCAGATTAATAAAGGAACAAGCGTTGAAGCATTGGCTTCAGCCTACAAATCTTCTATGGCTAACATTCTAGAGATTGACCCAGATAGCATTACATTCAATGACCCTACTCTTCGTAGAGCATTACAGTATATTGGCACAGATGGTAAGCCATCAGTTAAACCAATCTGGCAGTTTGAAACTGAACTTCGTCAAGACCCTCGTTGGGAAAAAACAGACAACGCTAGAAAAACTGTAGACTCACTATCATTAAAAGTCCTTCGTGACTTTGGATTGGCGTAAACATGGCTGCTCCTAAAGTACCTATTGCTAGTACAACTACAGTAAAATCTGGACAAACAATTTCAGCAATTGCTGCCAAAGCAGGCGTTAGCGTTGCTGCAGTAGCGGCTGCTAACCCACAGATTTCTAACCTTAATAAGATTAATGTTGGACAAAAAGTAAATATTCCTGTTGTTAATACTGCAACAAAGACTGCAACTAGCACATATGCTGGTGGAGTAACTGGTGGAACTAACCCATTCTCTCCTACATCTGGCGTAAGTGCTGCCAAACTTGAAACTATTTCTAAGGCTGCTGGTATTACACCAGTATCTGGTGCAGCAACTGGTGTTGGTGCGACTGGCGCAACTGGTGCTACTGGTAATGCAGCGGCAGATGCCGCCGCTAAAGCGGCTGCAGATGCAGCAGCAAAGGCTGCAGCAGACGCAGCGGCTAAAGCCGCAGCAGATGCGGCTGCTAAGGCAGCAGCAGAGGCTGAAGCAAAAGCCAAAGCAGAAGCAGAAGCCAAGGCTAAAGCAGAAGCAGATGCTCGTGCAGCAGAACTTGAAAGAATTAAAGCAGAACTTTTAGCAGCATCTGAAGCAGAAAGAGCAGCACTTCTTGCTCAACTTGCAGCAGCGCAAGCCGCAGCAGATGCCGCAGCAGCGGCAGCAGCAAATGCGGCAAATGCAAATGCAGCAGCAATAGCGGCAGCAGCCGCAGCAGCGCAACAAAAAGCAGCAGATGATGCAGCCAAAGCAGCAGCGGCAGCAGCCGCAGAAGCAGAACGAGTTGCTGCACAAAGAGAATCAGTTGGCAAAATTGTAGCAGATAGATTTGCTAAGTTTGGCCTTGCAACTCTTGGTGCTAAGATTCTCGACCTTGCTCGTCAGGGATATACAGAAGATACTATTACATTAGAACTACAGAATACTCCAGAGTATCAGCAACGATTTGCTGCTAATGCTCAGCGCATTAAGAAGGGACTTAGCGTCCTTACTCCTGCAGAGTATCTATCCAATGAGGATGCATATCGTCAAACACTTAGAGCGTATGGTTTAACTCAGTTTGACAATGATGCATATGTAAGACAGTTCATTGAGAATGATGTATCTCCATCAGAGTTATCAACTCGTGTATCTATGGCAGTTCAAAGAGTTCAGAATGCTGACCCTGCAATTGCTAGAACACTTAAAGATTATTATGGAATCGGCTCAACCGATATGGTTGCTTACGTTCTTGACCCTAACCAACAACTACCTAAGATTCAACGTCAGATTGCAGCAGCCGAAATTGGCGTAGCCGCAAGAGTACAGGGACTTGAGACTGGTGTTGCTGTAGCAGAACAACTAGCAGCACAAGGAATTACACAAGCCGAAGCACAAAAGGGATATGCAACAATTGCAGATATCCTACCTACCGCACAGAAGTTAAGCGAAATCTACGGAACAACACTTCCTGGATACAACCAAGCAGAGGCAGAACAAGAAGTATTTAATACTCTAGCCTCAGCACAACGCAAACGTAAAGCACTGACTGAACGAGAGATTGCATCATTCTCTGGTAAGTCTGGAACTACGAAAGCATCGCTACTTAGCACAACAAGCGGACAATACTAGAATCCTGACATTGACCTGTCGGCCCAATGCAGAGTATAAGACCGATAGTAGGAGCCAGCCAGTTTCCCCGAACTGAACTGCGGCCTGCGACTAACAACGAATAGAAGGGTGGTAGTTGCTATGAGCAACAATTACTGGGAAGATGAAGACGAAGACCTAGATACTGACCAAGGTTTCTCTGGTGATGGAAGTGACTTGATTAAGAAGTTACGGAAAGCAAAGAGAGCCGATGAGAAACGTATTAAGGAACTCACTGAGCAACTTGAGGGATTATCCAAAGTGCAGCGTGAGCGAACCGTCAAAGAAGTCCTGGAAAAGAAAGGCGTAAACGCTAAGGCTGCACGCTTAATTCTTAAGGATATCGATGATGTTAACGAAGAGACAGTTTCTAACTGGCTCGATGATAATGCAGATTTATTCGGAATTAAAGTACAGCAAGATGAAACCAACATGCCAGAACAAGACCGTGCTGCCCTAAGGCAACAGGATGTTCTAACACAAGGTGCGTTTACTCCAGACAGAATGGAAGAACTTAACTCAAGAATTGACAATGCAGATTCTATGGATGCATTGTTAGATGTTCTTCGTTCACAACAATCATCATAGTTTCTAGTCACTGGAGGTGACGAATGGCATATGTATCAACAGATTCCGCTTCTTTAGGCGGAACCGCTGGTGGTGCTGGTCTAGTACAGAAGGCGTATGACCGTCTTCTAGAATTCGCTCTCCGCTCTGAACCACTAATTCGTTCAGTCGCAGATAAGCGCCCAGCCCGTCAAGCAATCCCTGGCTCAACCGTTGTTCTACAACGTTATGTTGACCTTTCAGCAGCAACTACTGCTCTAACAGAAACAACTGACCCAGATGCAGTAGCAATGTCAACACCAACATCAGTAACCATTACTCTTAACGAGTACGGTAACTCAGTGTTGGTAACACGTGCATTAGAGTTATTCTCTCTTGCAGATGTTGACCCAGCAATCGCAAACATTATCGCTTACAACCTAGCAGATTCTATTGACTCCGTAGCAATGACAACATTGCGTGGCGGTTCAAACGTAATCTACTCAGGTTCAACAGCAACATCAACTGCAACAATCACAGCAGCCGCTACACTTTCTTCAGCAAACATCCGCAAGGCTGTTGCTAAGTTGCGTGCTAACAAGGCTAATGGACGTAAGGGTTCACTATACTGGGCTGGATTACACCCAGAGGTATCCCACGACCTACGTGCTGAGACAGGTTCAGCAGGATGGTTGCTTCCTAACCAATACGGTTCTTCACAAGACCGCATCTGGGCAGGAGAAATCGGAACATACGAAGGTGCATACTTCGTAGAGTCTCCACGCCTTTACTCTGCAACTGACGGTGCTTCATCTGCAAAGGTGTACCGCACAATCATCGCAGGACAGCAAGCACTTGCTGAGGCAGTGGCAGAAGAGCCACATGTAGTTATCGGACCAGTAGTTGACCGCTTGATGCGTCACCGCCCAATGGGTTGGTACGGCGTACTAGGCTTTGCTCGCTACCGCGAAGAGGCACTATACCGAATCGAATCAGGTTCATCAATCGCTTAGTTGATTGACGATAGGGCAGGGGGAGCAATCTCCCTGTCTTATAGTAAATCCACTATAAGGAGAATAATGGCAGACTATACATTTACAACACCAGTTGTACAAGAAGCACCAATTGGTAAGCATAGATTATTTTACTTCTATAAACTTAACAAAGGTGTTAGTATTGCCAAAAGTGGGGCTACCTATTCTAAGGTAAGATTTCCACTAGATGAAGATATTGCAAGTTATGATGAATTCTATATTGGTGGCCATGAACATATAGTAGATGATACTACAAAGGCCGCACTAATATCATCTGGCTTGGGAATAACTGAGGCTAATTTCACAGCAGTGTAAGGGACGAGTATGGCATATCACTGGCAAGACCATCCAATAGAAGTTGAAGGATGTTTCGGATGTAAAGTAATGAGTCTACAGGTTAACGCAGGAGATGCTAAAAGAGATATACCTGATAAGAAATGGAACTCTGAGTTACAGGCTTATCGAGATGCAAGAGCACAGGGTATACAACCAGCAGGAACCAGCAGACGTCACGTAGAGGATGCATACACAGCATCAGAGATTTTAGGCAAAGCGTATAATGCGGACACTATGCCTAAGACTAAAGATATAACTCAAAAAGCCGCAGCCGTAATGAAAGAGATAGGACAAATCTAATGCCAAAAGTAGGAAAGAAGAAGTTCCCATATACCGCCAAGGGCAAGAAGGCTGCAAAGGCTTATGCTAAGGGTGAGAAGATGGAATCAAAAGCAGAGAAGATGATGGAAATGCGTAAGGGTATGAAGAAGATGGGTAAGAAGAAGTAAAATGGCTAACCCTAAACCAACTCCAAAACCTAAAAAATTAACAGGAGAAGCAGCAATGAAAGAATATCAAAAGCAAATATCTCCTAAGGGTATGGCTTCAGCAGAGGCTGCTGCTAAGAAAGCAATTGAGCAAAAATATCCAAATATGTTTACACCAGGAACACGGACAACTGCTGGTGTATATAGGAGCAAATAATGAAAACAAAAAAAGGAATGGGCTTCAAAGCAGCACAGAAGCAAATTGCGAAAAAACAAGGTATCTCACAGGAACGTGCTGGAGCAATCTTGGCTGCAGGTGCGAGGAAAGCCAGCAAGTCAGCAATTAAAAAGAACCCTAATCTATTAAAGGTTAAAGGTATGAGAAAAGCAGGACGAGGAAGATAATGTCATCGGGTCAACGCAAACGTCACGATGGATGGAACAAGTCAATTATGCGAGATGGCTTAGTTGTAATTCTTCGTAAAGACGGAACTGAAAAAGTTCGCCTTGACCCTAAGACAAAAGAAGTAATTAAGGGGAGCAAATGAAAGATTCAAGATTAAAAAGAGCGGGAGTATCTGGCTTTAACAAGCCAAAGCGTACCCCTAATCATCCAACTAAATCACACGTAGTAGTGGCTAAAGAAGGTAGTCAAGTAAAGACTATTAGATTTGGACAGCAAGGTGTAACTGGAGACAGAAAACCTACTGCTAGACAAAAATCATTTAAAGCACGCCACGC